ATTCATTTGGGAGTGAGAAGATAAAGGCATCTTCTCTAAAACTTGATGATATTATTCAAGGAAAAAAAGTTGTATATAATGAAATAGTTGAGGAAGGAATATACTTATATGATTTATTGGATGTAGGAGAAGAAAACCTATACATTACCAATAAAATAGTTTCACATAATTGTGAATTCCTTGGGTCTGTTGATACCTTGATTGCGCCAAGTAAACTCAAAACTATGGTGTATGATAATCCAATTCAAACAAGTGCAGGACTAGATGTTCATTTTGCACCAATTCCTGACCACGATTATATCGTAACTGTTGACGTTGCTAGAGGGGTAGGTAATGACTACTCTGCATTTATTATTACAGATATTACTTCGTTCCCACATAGAGTTGTTGCAAAGTATAGGAACAATGAAATCAAACCGATGTTGTTCCCTAACATTATTTTTCAGTTAGCAAAGAAATATAACAATGCGTTTGTTCTTTGTGAGGTTAATGATATTGGAGACCAGGTTGCAAGTATTCTTCAATATGATTTGGAGTATCAGAATGTTCTGATGTGTGCAATGAGGGGTAGGGCAGGACAAGTTGTAGGTCAAGGTTTCTCTGGAACTAAAACACAACTTGGTGTCAAGATGTCCAAGACAGTCAAGAAGATTGGGTCACTCAATCTCAAGACAATGATTGAAGAAGATAAACTTATCTTCAATGACTATGAGATTATCTCAGAACTGACTACATTTATTTCAAAGAGTAATTCGTTCGAGGCAGAAGAGGGTTGTAATGATGACCTTGCAATGTGTCTGGTCATTTATGCATGGTTGGTTGCACAAGATTACTTCAAAGAACTGACAGACCAAGATGTTCGTAAGAGATTATATGAAGAACAGAAAAATCAAATCGAACAAGACATGGCACCGTTTGGTTTTATGAATGATGGTTTAGATGAGGGAACTTTTGTAGATAGCGAAGGAGATAGATGGTATACCAAGAGTAATGAGTATGATGAGTATGGAACAGCCGCTGGTGGTTGGGAACTCTGGAAATACTAATGGATTTTGATGAGCAACTAGAACTGGGTCATTTACTCTTAAATGATAGAAAATGTAAAATTTGTGGTGAAGTAAAAAATCTTGTAGATGACTTTTACAGAACAAGAAAAGATAGAGGGGCAGTTCCTTCTTCATATTCATATGTCTGTAAAGATTGTTTTATTGAGTATGTCAAGGAAAATAAAAAGAATAGAAGTCCAAAATCTAGATGGGAATACCCAGATTGGTGAGTTTTCGTCACGTTTACCCTATCAAAACCGAGATATTCATAAATATTTTTAGTTAAATGAGTAACAAAGGAGAGAGAAAACATGGCTACTCCTCAACTATCTCCAGGAGTTTTAGTCAGGGAAGTTGACTTAACTGTTGGAAGAGCTGAGAATGTTCTTGACAACATTGGTGCAATTGCAGGACCCTTTTCGCTGGGCCCAGTAAATGAACCAATTACGATTGAGACACAGCAACAATTCCTTGATACTTTTGGTAAGCCAATTGGAACTGATAGACAGTATGAGTACTGGATGTCTGGAAATTCATTCCTCTCCTACGGTGGTATTCTAAAAGTTGTTAGAGTTGGTGGTGACACCCTCAATAATGGTAATGCCGGAACTCAACAAGCTTCAGAAGCTGTTAGAATTGATAACCTAGATGATTACGAACAGAATCATACTACGGACTCCAGTTTCTACTGGGCAGCAAGAAACCCCGGTACATGGTCGAACAGTCTGAAAGTTTGCACCATTGATAACAAGTCGGACCAATCTGTAGGTATTGCTACTACTAACCCTAGTGCACTCGGACTGGTAGTTGGTTATGGTGTTTCTACTGCAAAGAACGCAGTATCTATTCCAGGTAATGGTTCTGTTAATACCTTCACAGGTAACCTGAAGGGTATCATCACTGGTGTTACCACGGATGCAGTAAACGGAAATAGTTCGATTGAAGTTAAGGTACTTGCAAGAGTTAACCCGACTACACAATCCACTACAAACATTGGATTTACTACAATAAGTAGTATTGGAGCCGCAGGTACAACAGTACTTTCTGTCAATAGTACATCTGGTATTACTACAGGAACGATTTGTGTTACACCAAATAATGGTGGTATTGATGTTGTAAGTTTTGGTTCTTCTACGGTCACATTGTCTGTAGGTATTGCTCAATCTGCATTGGTTGGTACAGCTGTTACCTATCAAACACTGACATCGATTGCAGGAACTGAAACTCCGATTACTTATCAGAATTACAATCCAGCAAATTCATTCTCTGCTGGTGATGTACTCACCATCACTCCAGGAACTGGTGGAACACCAACTACTTCTAGTACTTCTACAGTATCTGACTGGTATGACGAACAGACCCTTGGTCTTACGAACTCTACAGTTTATTGGAGAAACATTGCTCCTAGACCAGTAGCTAACAGATTTGTAACTGAAAGGTCTGGCTCTAACGACGCAATTCACGTAGTTGTTGTAGACGACACGGGTGATGTTACCGGAGTTCAGGGTAATATTGTTGAGAGGTTTGTATCGTTGTCTAAGGCTTCTGATGCTACTGCTGATGGAGACAATCCTACTAGGACTTACTATAAGGACTTCATTGCAAACAACTCGAAGTTTGCCTTTGCTGGTTTCAACCCATCGAATGCAGAAGATACTTATTGGAATACGATTCCAACAGCATCTGGTTTCTCAACTTCATTCACACCTTATACAAACGCTCAAGGCCTTTGGGGTCAAGAAGCACAGGGTATTAGTTTCTCCTCACTTGGAAATGTAAGTTACACTTTGACTGGTGGTGTTGACTACAGTGCTAATAAGGGTATGGCTGCTGACCTTCCTGGTATTTTGGCTGGTTACAATCTATTTGCAAATAGAGATGAGATTGCTGTTGATTATCTAATTATGGGTCCTGGACTCGCTGTAGAAAATCAATCACAAGCAAAGGCAAATCTTCTAATCTCTATTGCCGAACAGAGAAAGGATTGTATTGCAACCATCTCTCCACACAGAGATAATGTTGTAAATGTATCCAACACTACAACACAAACCTCGAATGTCCTAGGATTCTATTCACCTCTACAATCATCGTCTTATGCGGTGTTTGATACGGGTTATAAGTACACCTACGATAGATTCAATAACGCATTCCGTTACATCCCAACCAATGGTGATACTGCTGGTTTGATGGTAAGAACTGCACTTAATGCATATCCTTGGTTCTCACCTGCTGGTCTTCAGAGAGGTGTTCTGAATAATGCAGTTAAGATGGCATACAACCCATCCAAGAATCAGAGAGATGAACTCTACGGTTCAAGAATTAACTCCATAATCAACCAAAGAGGTTCTGGTATTGCACTTTACGGTGACAAGACTGCTCTTGCATATTCTTCGGCCTTCGATAGAATTAACGTAAGAAGACTGTTCTTGACTGTAGAACAAGCTCTTGAGGGAGCCGCAAACGATCAGTTGTTCGAACTCAATGACTCTAACACTAGAGCAAACTTTGTTAACATTGTCGAACCCTACTTGAGAGATGTTCAAGCTAAGAGAGGTATTTACGATTTCAGAGTTATTTGTGACGAAACAAACAATACTCCAGATGTCATTGACAACAATGAGTTTAGAGCTGATATCTTCCTGAAGCCAACCAAGTCTATCAACTTCGTCACCTTGACGTTCGTTGCTACTAGAACTGGTGTTGACTTCGAAGAAGTAATTGGTACTGTTTGATTATATTAAATAACTACTAGGAGGATCAAAAAATGGCAGAGACCAAATCACTTTCACAATTCAAATCTAGATTAGCGGGCGGTGGTGCCCGCCCCAATCTATTTGAAGTTTCAATTCCATCATTTCCATCAGCAATTTCTGATGCATGGGGTAGTGGGGACCAGTCAGAAAATGGAACCTTTAAGTTCCTTTGTAAGGCTGCAGCCCTTCCCGCTTCAAACACACCTTCATTCAATGTACCTTTTAGAGGTAGACAATTGAAGGTTGCTGGAGACAGAACGTTCGATCCATGGGAAGTTACAATCATCAATGATGAGGACTTCCAACTTAGAACAGCGTTCGAGAGATGGGCAAACGTTATCAGTAAGCTCGATGATGCAACTGGTGTTACCAACCCATCATCATATATGACTGACGCATATGTTCAACAACTCGGTAGAGGTGCTGAAAGATTTGCAACCACCAATGAAGGTGGTCAGTCCGCGGTTCTGAGGACGTATAAGTTCTTCGATATTTTCCCAACGAATATCAGTCAAATCGCACTGTCATATGATAGTGGGGATGCGTTAGAAGAATTTACGGTATCATTCGATGTTCAATACTATACTATCGGTAACTCACTGGAGTCTTCTGGTAGCAATAATGGTGAAGTTTTGATTGAATGATAAATAACTAGGAGATACACTTCTAGTAAATATATTGCAATGGCGAGACTATTTGGTTACTCAATTGAAGATAGCGAAAAGACACCGCCTAGCGTAGTATCTCCGGTTCCACCCAATAATCAGGATGGATCGGAGAACTATGTTAGTAGCGGTTTTTTTGGTAGCTACGTAGATATTGAAGGGGTATATAAAAACGAGACTGATCTCATCAGACGGTATCGTCAGATGGCACTCTATCCAGAATGTGATAGTGCAATCGAAGATATTGTAAACGAAGCAATTGTTTCAGACACAAATGATACTCCGGTATCAATCGAACTGTCTAATCTAAGTGCAAGTGACAATATCAAGAAAAAGGTAAGAGAAGAGTTTAGATACATTCTCGAACTTCTTGACTTTGATAAGAAGGCACACGAAATCTTTAGGAATTGGTATATTGACGGAAGACTTTACTACAATAAAGTCATTGACCAAAAGAAACCACAAGATGGTATTCAAGAGCTGAGGTATATTGACTCAGCCAAAATGCGTTATGTTCGTAAGTTGAAGAAGAAGGGTCCTGATGGTATTCAGACCGCACAAACCGCATTTACGAATAACAATGAAACTGCATATGATTTTCCAGAGATAGAAGAGTTCTTCATCTATACTCCAGACGCTCGTACTGGTACTGGGTACGGTGGTAATCCACAGAAGGGAGTCAAGATGACTCGCGATTCTGTTACCTATTGTACGTCTGGTCTGGTAGATAGGAACAAAGGACTTACATTGTCCTGGATGCATAAGGCAATCAAACCACTCAATCAGTTGATGATGATTGAGGATAGTTTGGTTATCTACAGACTATCAAGAGCACCAGAACGTAGAATCTTCTACATTGACGTTGGCAATCTTCCTAAGCAGAAGGCAGAACAGTATCTGCGTGATGTCATGATGCGTTATAGAAACAAACTTGTCTATGATGCAAACACTGGTGAACTTCGTGATGATAAGAAGTTCATGTCTATGATGGAAGACTTCTGGTTGCCTAGAAGAGAAGGTGGTCGTGGTACTGAAATTACAACACTTCCTGGTGGTCAGAACCTTGGTGAAATTACTGACATCAACTACTTCCAGAGAAAACTTTATAGAGCTCTGAATGTTCCTGAAACCAGAATTGAAGGTGAAGGTTCTGGTATGTCACTGGGTCGTTCTTCTGAAATCTTGAGAGATGAAGTTAAGTTCTCCAAGTTTGTTGGAAGAATGAGAAAGAGATTCTCTGATATGTTTAACGACATGTTGAGAACTCAATTACTTCTGAAGAACATTGTGACTCCCGAAGATTGGGAGTACATGGCAGACCATATTCAATATGACTTCCTGTATGACAATCACTTTGCAGAACTCAAAGATGCAGAGTTGATGACAGAGAGAATCAATCTTGCAACAATGATGGAACCATATATCGGTAGATATTACTCTTCTGATTATGTAAGAAGAAATATCTTCCGTCAGACTGATGATGAAATCATTGAACAGGATAAACTGATTGAAGAAGAAATTGAAAATGGTGTAATTCCTGACCCCAATGCAATTGCAATGGACCCTGAAATGGGTGGTGCACCAGGAATGGGTGGTGCAATTCCACCTGATACTGGTGGTGGTGATGCAATTCAATCACCAGAAGTACCCAAAGATCCAGCGGCTCAAAAAAATCCAGCCGGTGGTGTAATCTAAATAAACGTTAAAGTAATCATTAATCAACATGGATGACCTTATGGATATGCTCGTCAAAGATGACGAGTCTGCATCACAAATCAGTGATAAAATCAAAGATATTCTGTTTGCTAAAAGTGCAGAACAGATTGAAACAATTCGACCAAATGTAGCAGCATCAATTTTTGATGAGCCAGTTTCTGATGAAGAAATTGAAGCTGAGGTAGAAGTAGAACCTTCTGAAGAAGAGTAATACTAAATAATCTTATAAGTAACTATTGTAATTTAAAATAATGGGAGCATTACGGCCAGTAGGTATCAATACTACTCTTGCAACCAGTACTTCTTCTACTCAAACAGTAGCAATTCCACAACAATCGGATATTCTCAGAGTTGTTGCAGAAGGAGCATCAGTTCACATTGCATATGGAAATAACCCAACTGCAACTCCTGTAGATTTTTATGTGTCCACAACGGACTCTGCAGAAATTTCTCTTGGTCCTGTAGCATCTCAAAGAGTTGTTGCCTTTACCAAAGGAACTACTACAACTCTAGATTTTCCAGAAGGAACTGGATGTCCTTTTGGAGTAGGAGAAGCTGTATCATTGACTGTTGCAGATCAAGCTGCATTTGAGTTTACACATCAAAATGTTCTATCAGTTAACAATACCGCTGGTATTGATGGGTTTTTTGGTACGAGATGTGTCATTAATTATAACTCATCATCTGTTGTTGGAGACTTTACTTCTAACTACGCCACATTGAGAAGGTCAATTAAGATTGCTGCAGTTACAGCATCTGGAATTGGTACCGTTAATATCCAACAAGTACAAGTATCCTGAGAACAATGCAACTTATCAGAGAAGAAATCGAAACAGTTGATTTTATCGTTGAAGAAAAGAACGGTAAAAAGAGTATGTTCATTGAAGGTATCTTCCTTCAAGGAGACATCTGCAATCGTAATGGAAGAATGTATCAAATGGAGGGCCTGAGAAAGGAAGTCCAACGATACACAGAAAACCATATTGATTGTGGTAGGGCCCTTGGAGAACTAGGCCACCCAGATGGCCCAACAGTAAACTTGGATCGTGTCAGTCACAAAATTGTTTCATTAAGAGAAAGTGGGACAAACTTTATTGGTAAGGCCAAAATTCTTTCAACCCCAATGGGTCAGATTGCACAATCACTTATTGGTGAAGGTGTCAAACTGGGTGTTTCTTCTAGAGGCATCGGATCACTGACTAAAACTAGAGATGGTATCAACGTTGTTGGTTCCGACTTTATGTTGGCAACCGCTGCTGACATTGTAGCAGACCCTTCTGCACCTGATGCTTTCGTTGAAGGTATCATGGAAGGTAAAGAATGGATCTGGGATGGTGGTATCCTTAGGGAACAAAAAGCCGCCAAAACTTACAAGCATATCAATACACTTGTAACAACTAAGCAACTTGACGAGCAAAAGCTCGACCTTTTCAACAACTTTTTGAACAATCTTTAAAAGGTATTGAAATAAACAAATTATAAATAAATATAGATTAAAAAAGGTTAATCGGAGTACCCTCAAATGTCTCGTGGAGATTTACAAGAAATGGAGCAATCTAAAACTGCTGTGAACGCCAACGCTAAATCTGCAGAACCAATGCAGAAGCTATCAAATCCCGGCGAAGGTCTTTCACCTTCTTACGAGGATTTGGGCGGTCCAACACCAGAAAACTACAAAGTTGACGATGATTCGGCAAAGTTCAAAGAGCCTACGATCAAAACAGTTAACGATGTAGTTAATTCAAAAGCTGCCAAGGCTGATGCAATGAAAAAAATGGCTAAGGAAGAAATCGAATCTACTGAAGAAGAAGTTCTTGAAGAAGAAGAGATTGTTTCTGAAGACGAAGGCATAGACATTGAAGAAGATGTAAACGCACTTCTCGGTGGCGAAGAGCTCTCCGAAGAATTCAAAGAAAAGGCTAAGGTCATCTTTGAAGCCGCACTAACCTCTAAAATCAAAGAAATCCAGGAAACCCTGGAAGTTCAGTTTGAAGCCGAACTGGACGAAGAAAGAGAAGCCCTTAAGGAATCTCTTACTGAAAGAGTTGACTCTTATCTTGAGTATGTCTGCGAAGAGTGGATGAAAGAGAATGAGTTGGCAATCGAACATGGTCTCAAGACCGAAATGACAGAATCCTTCCTCTCTGGAATGAAGGGTCTATTTGAAGAGCATTATGTAACAATCCCTGAAGAGAAATATGATGTTCTTGAGAGCATGGTAGATAAACTTGATGATATGGAGACAAAACTCAACGAGCAAATCGATAAGAATATCGGCCTGAACAAGCGTCTTGCCGAGTCAGTTTCTGATAATATTCTTGATAACGTTTCTGAAGGCCTTGCAGCCACACAGAAAGAGAAGCTCGCTTCACTAGCTGAAAGTATTGAGTTTGAAAGTGAAGAAGAATATCGTGAAAAGCTGGAAACACTGAAGGAGTCTTACTTCTCCAGAACTCCAACTACAAAATCTGACGCTCCCCAAACCCTTTCCGAGGGTGTGGATAGTACCCCTGCTCCTGTTGCAGGAACCATGGATGCATATCTCAGAACACTGGGTGCGTTCAAAAACTGAATTTAACATTCATTCAAACAAAACAAACTATTAGGTAAAGCAAATGTTTCAATCTGAGCATCTGCAGGAAAAGTGGAGTCCACTTCTCGACTATGAAGGCCTTGATCCAATCAAGGATTCACACCGTAGAAGCGTAACCGCAGTCCTGCTCGAGAACCAAGAAAAATTCCTCCGTGAGGAAGCAGCATTTAGTCAGGGTATCAACCTGATGGAATCCCCCACTAACTCTGCAGGTAGTAACCCTGCTGGTTTTAGTGGATCCGCACCCGCAGCTGGTCCAGTTGCTGGTTTCGACCCCGTACTGATCTCCTTGATCAGACGTGCAATGCCTAACCTGGTCGCATATGACCTGGCTGGCGTTCAACCAATGAACGGACCTACTGGACTCATCTTCGCGATGCGTTCACGTTACGAGAATCAGTCTGGTACTGAAGCTCTGTTCAACGAAGTAGATACCGCATTCTCTGGTCAGGACGACGGTTTCAATCTGGAAGGTGGTTTCACCGATGGCGCAGTTGGTCTTGGTACTACTGCACAAACTGGTTCTAACCCTTCTGTACTGAACCCCGTTGGTACTGCAACCACGAACCCCTCACCATATAACGTTGGTGAAGGAATGCAGACCGGTGACGCTGAGAACCTTGGTTCTGCATCTAACGACCAGTTCAACCAGATGGCATTCTCGATTGAGAAAGTCACCGTAACCGCCAAGTCTAGAGCTCTGAAAGCAGAGTACAGCTTGGAACTGGCACAAGACCTTAAGGCCATCCACGGTCTTAACGCTGAAGCCGAACTGGCTAACATCCTCTCTACTGAAATCCTTGCGGAAATCAACAGAGAAGTCATCCGTACCATCTACAAAGTTGCTGAGCAAGGCGCTGTTTCTAACACCGCAACTGCTGGTATCTTCGACCTGGACGTTGACTCCAATGGTCGTTGGTCCGTTGAGAAGTTCAAAGGTCTTCTGTTCCAAATCGAGAGAGACGCTAACGCGATTGCTCAAAGAACTCGTAGAGGAAAGGGCAACATGGTTCTGTGTTCCGCAGACGTTGCTTCCGCACTGACCATGGCTGGTATCCTTGATTACACCCCAGCACTGAATGCAAACCTGAATGTCGATGACACGGGTAACACATTCGCTGGTACAATCAACGGTAAGTTCCGTGTATACATCGACCCCTATTCTGCTAACCTGACCAGTGCTAACGCTGCTGGTGGTAATCAGTACTACGTCGTTGGTTATAAGGGTTCTTCCCCTTATGACGCTGGTTTGTTCTATTGTCCTTATGTGCCGCTCCAGATGGTTCGTGCCGTTGGAGAAAATACATTTCAGCCTAAAATTGGTTTCAAGACGCGCTATGGTCTTGTTGCTAATCCATTCGCTGAAGGTACTACTCAAGGTCTTGGCAGACTCCGCATCAACTCCAACCGTTACTACAGACGTGTAGCAGTCAAGAATTTGATGTAGGCTACACTGGAGGTTACCTGTTATGGCACACCTTCAATCTACATCTTCGAGGTCCTCTTTACGAGGGCCTTTTTTTATGGTATAATATAAATAAGTGAAGAAGCTCAAAATAATGTGGCGTTACAGATATTCTGGAGTTGTAATTAACGAATAATGACAAACTCATTCGCAGGACAAGTTACCGATAGAAACTTCTTACAGGCAACTGGATTTAGATTTTCGGTAGCAAAAGCTGATAAGGTTGGTTTTTTCGGTAACGCAATTAACGTTCCTGGATTTACACTCGGTTCTCCAGACCAACCTAGTTATCTCAAGATGATACCTAGAGTTGGTGATATCTTAGATTATAATGATTTAAGAATAAGATTTTTGATTGATCAAAATCTTGAGAACTATATGCAAATCCAAAACTGGATGAGGGGTATTGGATTTCCAGATAGTCTAAACGAGATTTATAAATTTCAAAACTCTTGGGATGTACCTAAAGAAGAACGAAGTGAGATTAACTTAACTTCTGATGGAACTCTGACAATACTTAGTTCAATAAATACCCCATTGTTTGCAGTCAAATTCTTAGACATGTTTCCTACGAGTCTTTCTGACATTAACTTTGACTCAACATTAACCGATGTGGAATACTTGACAGCTGAGGTTAGTTTCAAGTATCTTAACTATACGATAGAACCATTTGATTGTTGTTAAATGATTGACTTGACCGGAATCCAAGAGATGTGGGAAAAGGATTCTAAAATTGATATTGATAACTTACATACAGAATCTATAAACATTCCCGTTCTACATGCAAAATATTATGACATTTATAATAACCTTATGTTGTTGAGGAAGAAAGCAGAACAACAAAAGAAAAACATTCGTCACGAAAGATATGAGTTTTATTCAGGTAAAGCAGATCCCGATGTTTATATCGAAACTCCGTTTCCCAAAAAGATCCGAGATAAAGACACTCTTCAAAAATATCTTGACGCAGATGAGAAACTCTCAGGAGTTTCGTTAAAAATAGACTACTACGAAGTGATGCTCAAATACATTGAAGAGATTTTAAAACAGATAACACAAAGAAATTACCAAATTAAAAACACCATAGATTTTATGAGGTTTACATCTGGAGCAGGTTAATGGATGAAGAGGGTTATTACCATATAGAATTACCCATTGAAGGTATTCGTCTTATTCATACAGGTCTATCTCAGGCAGTACAGAGATGGCCTGGAGGAGATGCTGAAGAACAGGAAAGTCTTATTATGATGAGAGATAATTTTTATAGAATTATATTAGAACATCAGTTTGACAGTATGTAATAAATAATAGTAACTAAAAAGTTACATTATGTCTCATTTGACAATTGAGAAGGTAAATGAAGTATATCTAAAAATAACAACTGAACCGCATGTTGAGCATGAGTTGCGGGACAAATTCACCTTCGAGGTCGAGAACAAAAAGTTTATGCCGCAATACCGTAATAAGTATTGGGATGGTTATGTGCATCTTTATAATATGAAGACCAAGAGAATATATGTTGGTCTATTAGATAAAATTATAGCATTTTGCGAGACTGCAGGTTATACATATAAATTTGAAAATAACAAATATTATGGGCCGCCCTTTGAAGTAAATGACTTTGTAAGTCGAGGTGGTGTAAAAGATTATATGAAAAGTATTGCGCCGGATATATCACCTAGAGATTATCAGATAGATGCGGTATATGAGGCTCTACGATACAATAGAAAGTTATTGATATCACCTACGGCATCTGGTAAGTCATTTATGATTTACTCTGTTGTGCGATACCATGTGGCACGCGGTAATAAAATCTTACTGGTTGTGCCCACTACCTCGCTCGTTGAGCAAATGTATAAAGATTTTGAGAGTTACTCTTGGGATGCTTCAAACCACTGTCACCGTATCTACGCAGGACGTGAGAGAGTCAATACAAACTCTGTAACTATAACTACTTGGCAGTCTGTTTATCAGTTAGATAGGAAGTTCTTTGAGGACTATGATGTCATCATTGGTGATGAGGCACACTTGTTTAAGAGTAAGTCTCTTGTAGGGATTATGGACAAGTTACATCATGCAAAGTATAGATATGGGTTCACAGGAACATTAGACGGGACACAGACCCATAAGTGGGTGTTAGAGGGACTGTTTGGTCCATCATATAAAGTTACAGGAACAAAGAAACTCATTGATGAAGGTCATCTTGCAACACTTGATATTCAGTGTCTTGTATTAAAGTATAAACCAAAGAAGTTTGATACATACGAAGATGAGATTCAGCATCTTATTTCTCACGAAATAAGAAATAAATTTATTACTAATCTTTCTTGTAGTATGAAAGGTAACACACTTGTATTATTCAGTCGTGTTGAATCTCATGGTGCAATTTTATATGAGATGATAAATAATAAGGTAAGTGAAGGAAGAAGAGTATTCTTTATTCACGGTGGTGTTGGTGCAGAAGATAGGGAACAGGTCAGACTTATTACTGAATCACAACAAGACGCTATCATTGTTGCATCATACGGAACATTTAGTACCGGCATTAATATTAAAAATCTACACAATGTAATATTTGCCTCTCCATCCAAATCTCGTATTCGGAACTTACAGAGTATTGGTAGAGTCCTACGTAAAGGCAAAGATAAAGTGAGTGCAAAACTTTATGATATTGCTGATGACTTTACAATTGGTTCAAGAAAAAACTATACACTGAATCATTTTATTGAGCGGATTAAAATTTATGTTTCTGAACAATTCAATTACGATATTTTAACTATTGATATAAAAGATTAAACAAGGAGAGTATATGATAGAAGATGACTTTTTCGCCACCATAAAACTTAAATGTGGTGATGAGATATTTGCTAAGGTAGCAGCATCTGATGAAGATGATAGAACGATGTTACTACTATCAAATCCTATTATGATAGAACCTGTGAAGAGTAGAGGTTCTATTACTGGATATAAGTTTGAACCTTGGTTAAAGACTTCTCATGAAGATTTGTTTGTAATCAATCTAGATGATGTTCTTACGATGTCTGAATCAGAGAATCTTGAGATGATTATGAACTATCAAGAGTACATAAGAAAATCTACTAAAACTAACTTTCAGAAGTTAGATAGAAAGATGGGATACATTTCTAGTGTTCATGATGCTAAAGAAGTTCTAGAGAAACTCTATAATCTCTAAGAACCTATAACTTATCTATCAAACGGGACAAGCCTAGTCTATGTGGCATTTGTATTCTTGTCAACACTTGTCGAACTGATAAGGTCATGTTATAATAAGTACAACACATTATTCGGGTTAAAGACTTGAAACCATTATGCCAAAACCAAGAAGTACAGAACACTATGTAAACAACAAGGAATTTCTGAATGCTCTTGAGAATTACTTTGCACAGGTTGAAACAGCAAAACTTAATGACCAACCCAAACCAGTTATTCCTAGGTATATTGGTGAATGTTTCCTGAAGATTGCAAACCATCTATCATACAAACCTAACTTCGTGAACTATATGTTCAAGGATGATATGATTTGTGATGGTATTGAAAATTGTGTAAGATATATTCATAACTTTAATCCAGAGAAGTCAAAGAATCCTTTTGCATACTTCACTCAGATTATCTACTATGCATTCCTGAGACGTATCTCTCAAGAGAAGAAACAACTGGAAATTAAAAACAAAATTCTTGATAAGAGTGACTTCGATGAAGTCTTTGACTCCAATGAACTTGACAGTGGTAACTACTCTGACTATAACTCGATAAAAGACGCAGTTCATCAAAAATTAAGAGGTGGTTGATTATGAATGGAAGTCTTGACCCAGAAGAGCGTATTCTAGATGAACCAACTATCAATGAACTAGTTACTGGTTATGTTGAAAAACTTGGTTGGTCTACGGATGATGAAATCACGGTAGAACTTGGTGGTACTCAGGTCTCAGGTATTGATGTCGGTGAAGAGTATAACAAGAAGTGGCAGTCACCTATTGGTACTCTTAAGTACAATAAAGACTGTTTCATCGTTATCAAAAACCAATCACGTAGAGACCTTACCAAATCACAACCTTTAGATAGAGAACACAAACCACGTCATTCATATACTCCTGTTGAACCAAAAGATATTGTTGTCAACATTGATGGTGGTGTTGGTGGGTCTTGGGAAGTTGAAGAATAATGAAGATAGGAATTATCAGCGACACGCACTACGGCGCTCGTAAAAACTCTAAACTCTTTCATGATTACTTTGAAAAGTTTTATCGAGATGTCTTCTTTCCTACTCTGGAAAAGGAAGGTATCGACACCGTAGTGCATATGGGTGATGCATTTGATAGTCGTAAGGGTATTGAATTCAAAGCACTTAAGTGGTCCAAGAGAGTTGTGTTTGACCCTCTTAAGGAACGTGGTATCAAGATGCATCTTATGGTTGGTAATCATGATGCATACTACAAGAACACAAATGAAGTTAATGCAGTAGACCTTCTACTGAAAGAATATGATAATGTTGAGGTTTATTCTTCTCCTACAGAGGTGTCTTTGGGTAATCTCAAAACTCTCTTCATTCCTTGGATCAATGAAGATAACCAAAAAGAAACAAACAAGATCATCAGTAAGACCAAGTGTCCAGTCGCGATGGGACACCTTGAACTCAATGGGTTCAAAGTCAATAACCAAATCGTCATGGACCACGGTCACGACAGTAGATCCTTTGATAAGTTCAAAAAAGTATTCTCGGGACATTATCACACTAGATCCGACAATGGGACCGTTTATTATCTCGGTAATCCCTATGAAATGTTCTGGAGTGATGTCAAAGATGCCAGAGGTTTCACTATTTTTGATACAGAATCTCTAGAACATACTCCAGTCAACAATCCTTACAGATTGTTCTATAACATCTATTACGAAGATACTGACCATCAAACATTCAATACTACAGAGTATGAGAATAAGATTGTCAAGGTCATCGTAAGAACGAAAAGTGACATCAAGAAGTTTGAAAAGTTTATTGACAAACTTTATGCAACTGGTGTTGCAGACCTTAAGATTGTAGAAAACTTTCAACTCGTTGAGAGTGAAGAGTTTGAAACAGAAGAGTCGGAAGATACCATGTCTATTTTAAGTCGGTATATTGACGAGTCTGAAACTGAGTTAAATAAACCACTAATTCAATCACTGATTAAAGAAATATATCAGGAAGCGTGTGAGGTTATTTGATGCATATTATCACAGTCGTAGGTAAAGAGAAGGAAGGAGCATATTCTGTTATCGATGAAGATGGAGAACAAGTTCTTTATATTTTCATGGAAGAGGATGACGCCACAAGATACTCTATGCAATTAGAAGAACTTGGTTATCCTGAGATGACTGTGTTAGAAGTAGATGATGAAGTGATGATAAAAACTTGTGAAATGCACGATCATCGTTATACTGTGATCACCCCCAATGACATTGTAATTCCACCTGACGAAGAATATGATAACCTTTAAGAAAATTTCCTGGGCCAATTTTTTGAGCACCGGTAATCAACCAACCGAAGTTATTCTTGACGGGACTGCAACTACCCTAATCATTGGTGCCAATGGTGCGGGTAAGTCAACTATTCTTGATGCATTGACATTCGTCCTGTATGGGAAGTCATTCCGTAAGATCAACAAGGCACAACTTATTAACTCTACAAATGAGAAGAGTTGTTTGGTTGATATCGAGTTTGATGTCAACAGTGTGGAGTGGAAGATTCAACGTGGTATCAAACCAAACATCTTTAAGATTACTCGTAATGGTGAAGAGTTAGACCAATCACATTCTGCAATTGATCAACAGAAGTGGTTGGAACAAAATGTTCTCAAGATGAACTACAAGAGTTTCACACAGATTGTGATTCTGGGTTCTTCTACCTTTGTTCCCTTTATGCAACTACCCGCATCTAGTCGTAGAGAAGTTGTAGAAGATCTTTTGGACATTAAAATCTTCTCGTCAATGAATGATCTAATCAAATCTAAGATTCGTATTATTCGTGAAGAGACAAAGACTCTACAATTGAAGAAAGAATCTATTCAAGATAAAGTGGATATGCAAAAAGACTTTATCGAGAAACTTGAGAGTCAAAGTAAGGAAGACATTACGGCCAAGACTAATAGTATTGACTCTATCAATACTGAAATTGAAACTCTATTCCAAAAAAGTCTAGTCGAAGAAGATAAACTTACCGAACTAAATAAATCTTTAGAAAAATTTGAAGGAGTCCAACAAAGACTTCGTGAGTTTGGTAGTGTGAAAGGTAAACTGTCACAACGTATACAAACTATTGTTAAAGAACATAAATTTTTTACCGAGAATACGGTTTGTCCTACCTGTGACCAAGACATTGAGGAGTCTTTTCGTGTAAATAGAATTAGTGATTCCCAAAGTAAAGCAGAAGAGTTGCGTGAGGGGTATGAAAAACTCCAAGAGGCAATTAAAGACGAAGAGTTGAGGGAATCCCAATTCAATCAACTTACCAAGGAAACAACAAAAGTACTTAATGACATTTCTTCTTTCAATGTACAGATCTCTAGTTTACAGAAACAGGTTAGAGGACTGGAATCAGAAATTCAAACTGTTACCAGTCAGATCCAGAACAGAAATACTGAACATGAGAAGTTAGAAACCCTAAGAAGTACCCTTGACCAAACATATGATGAACTTACCAAAAGGAAAGAAAATATTTCCTACCATGATTTCGTATACAGTCTTCTTAAAGATGGTGGAGTCAAGGCAAAAATTATTAAAAAGTATCTTCCACTCATCAATCAACAGGTAAATAATTACCTTCAGATGATGGACTTCTACATTAATTTTTCATTGGATAGTGAATTTACCGAGACGATTGAATCTCCGATTCATGAAGATTTCTCCTACGCATCCTTCAGTGAAGGTGAGAAGATGAGAATCGACTTGTCTCTACTTTTTACCTGGAGAGAAATATCTAGAGTCAAAAACTCTGTCAATACTAACCTGATGATTCTGGACGAGGTTTGTGATAGTAGTCTGGATGGAAGTGGGTCAGATGACTTCATGAAGATTATTAGATACCGACAACCAAATACAAATGTATTTGTCATTTCCCATAAGGATGGTATTGAAGATAATTTTGATCAAGTCATTCGATTTCGCAAGATTAAGGGATTTAGTAGTATCGAATAATTATATATAGTATAGTAGTTGGAAGAGGTAATGAGAAACTATTATACTTATGCATACTTAAGAGAAGATACAACACCATACTATATTGGAAAGGGTAAGTGTGGATCTGGAAGACACTTACATAAAAGTCATCATGTACCCATTCCACCAAAAGAAAGAATACTTATACTGAAAGATAATATCAGTGAAGAAGATGCGCTCAAACATGAAATCTATATGATAAGTGTATTTGGGCGTAAGGATAATAATACTGGTATATTGAGAAACCTTACAGAGGGTGGTGATGGAAAAAGTGGGTGGAAAGCGTCAAAAGAAACTTGCGATAAAATAAGTAAAGCATTAACTGGTAAGAAACGAAACCCAGAAACAAATGAGAAACAGAGAATTGCAATGACAGGAAGAAAATTAACAGATGAGCATAAGAAGAATATATCTAATGGTGTTAGAGGTACGAGACATTCTATAGAAGCAAAAATGAATATGAGTATCGCCGCTAAAAAAAGAGGTAATAATAGAGAGGGTATAAAACATAGTGATGAAACAAAAGAAAAAATAAGACAGGCAGCACTCAAAAGATGGAAAAAAATATAGAAAAGTGTAGTTAGATTACAAATATACAAATGTTAGTAAACTAACACAAAGTAGACTATATAATACAGTGATACGGAGATTATTATGAAAGACCTTTTATCACGGAACGAACTAGCATCTTGGCAATGGGACGAAAAAGCAACTAGTGAGGAAACACAAGATCAAGTCACAGATTATTTTCAATGCATTTCAGATTGTGAAATCATAGACAGTACAGCAAGGAGGTTCTGTAGACACATTCTTACCGAATAACCTTAATCAAACTTCAACAGGAGAAAACAACCAAGGTCCCCTTCACCTAATAAGTGGAGGGGATTGGTCTATGTGCCAATAATAGAACTGTACGACCCGTCCATTTTTTGGTCGGGTTTTGTTATATACTATGTCTATCGGAAACGAAATGACTATGGTCAACTACGAAATCAAATCACAACTTGCCAAACTTCTTGCAACTGAAGATCTTCTAGTTGAGAATCGTGATATTGAAACCGCACAGTTTGATGTTGAGAATAGAGTCCTAACTCTTCCTATGTGGAAGAGGGCTAGTGAGAGTGTCTATGATATGCTGGTGGGTCATGAAGTGGGTCATGCCCTTTATACACCTAATGAATGGGACTGGGAAGATCGTGTTCCTCAACAGTTTGTGAACGTAACTGAAGATGCTCGTATCGAGAAGTTGATGAAACGTCGATATCCTGGTCTGGCAAAGAGTTTCTATAAAGGTTATAAAGAACTCTCTGATCAAGATTTCTTTGAACTTGGAGACAAAGATCTGACCGAGATGAATCTTGCTGATCGTATCAATCTTTACTGTAAGATTGGTAACTTCATTAATGTACCTATTGATGATGGTGAAGAAAAAGATATTCTAGACATCGTAGGTAAAACAGAAACTTTTGATGAGGCAGTTCTTGCAGCAGAAGTTCTTTATAAGTATTGTATTGGTGAAATAAAAGAACAGGAGGCTGTTGCAAATATTCCCAATACTCAAAACAAAGAAGGTTCTGTTGATAATGAACCAGAGAAAGAAGAAACCTCTGGTGCTGAAATTCCAGAATCCACAGGTTCTACAGAAAGTTCTACAGAAGGTTCAAGTGTTGACCCCGTTGATAAAGAACCTCAAGTTGAAACCGACCAAGCATTTAATGAAGGAACTCAAGAACTCAATGGTCTAACTGGACAAAGTAGAAATCCTGAATACTATGAGGTTCCTGAAGTTGATGTAGAAAAACTTATCATCTCAAATACTATTTGTCATAATGAGATAACTGAACACTGGAAAAAACTTTCTACTGAAGAACCTTACTGGGACGAGTATTCAAAAATGTATCGTAAAATACCTCCAGTAAGTTTCAAGTATGTTGATAGTCAGTACAATAATTTCAAATCATCTACTCAAAAAGAAGTCAATTATCTTGTAAAAGAGTTTGAATGTAAGAAGTCTGCAGATGCATATTCACGTTCATTGACTGCAAAGACTGGTGTTCTGGATTGTACTAAACTTCATACCTACAAATACAATGAAGATTTATTCAAGAAGATAAATGTACTACCTGATGGTAAGAACCATGGTCTTGTCTTTATTCTTGATTGGTCAGGTTCTATGGCCAATACAATGTTGTCTACATTGAAACAACTCTTTAATTTGATTTGGTTCTGTAAGAAGGTGAATATTCCATTCGACGTATATGCATTCACCAATAACTATATTAAAGACCGAGGTAACACGCATACACACAGAATTCCATGGGAAGAGATTAGTTATCAAGACGTAAAAGATAATCTGTTGGCAATTTCTCCTGACTTCAATCTTCTTCACTTCTTAACTAGTAACACAAGAAAGGCAGAACTCGATAAGCAGATGTTGTCTTTATATCGAATCGCACATTCATTTACTTTCAATGTAGGGTTTGAACCCCCACAGAACTTCTCCCTTTCAGGTACTCCATTGAATGAAGCACTTGTATGTCTTCATCAAATTATTCCTCAATTCAAAATGAAGAATAATGTACAAAAGGTCAACACGGTTATTCTGACTGACGGTGAAGCCAATCACTTACCGGTACTCAGAACTTGTGAATATTTGGGTGGTAAGATGTCTATTGCTCGAATGAGTCCTAGTGATTATATTCGTAACCGTAAGACTGGACATACTTATAGTGTTCCTGGTCAATACTATGAATTCACTGAACTACTATTGAAAAATCTAAAAGAAAGTTTCCCAGAGGTAAATCTTATTGGTATTCGTATCTCTTCTGGTTATGATTTCAAACATTTCTTACGTCGATATATGGAAGTTAGTGATGAACTTATGAAAGTTATTCGTAAAGAAAAGTTCTATGAGATTAAGAACTCTGGTTATACTTCTTACTTTGGTATGTTGGATAGTGGTCTGATTAATGACACTGAGTTTGAAGTTGATGAAGGAGCATCTAAATCAAAAATCAAATCTGCATTCGCCAAAAATCTTAAGGCCAAGTCTCTAAATAGAAAAGTACTTAGTCAATTTGTTAACCTGATCTCCTGACCAGTTTGACAACTGTCCCAACCACCCACCACTACGGGTGGTTTTGGACTATATTAGCTTTGTTGACCACACCACATACATTATGGCACTAACCAAAGAATACGTAGTTACTTCTCTTCAATCACTGTATGGTGAAACTGTTACCTCTGGTGATGTTCGTGCCTGGTGTTCAATGAATGATTGTAACTACCAGACTGTAACTAAAAAACTTGATGAATATAAAGTTGGTCGTGGTAAGTGGAATCTTTCTGTTCAAGAACAACTAGAACAAACCTACCAAAGTCCACCTGCACTTCCTGTAGTAGAACAAAATCTTATCCCTGCAAAAGATGATACCTTTGTGAAGTTTGGTAATTTCACAGACATCAAGAAGATTATTCAGTCCCGTCTATTCTATCCATCATTCATCACGGGTCTTTCTGGTAATGGTAAAACCTTCTTGGTTGAACAGGCTTGTGCACAACTCAAGAGAGAACTAATCCGTGTCAACATTACTATCGAGACTGACGAAGACGATCTTATTGGTGGCTTTCGTCTTGTTAATGGTGAAACTGTTTGGCATAACGGTCCAGTCATCGAGGCTTTGGAACGTGGAGCAGTGTTGCTTCTAGATGAAGTTGACTTGGCATCTAATAAAATTCTGTGTCTTCAATCTATTCTTGAAGGTAAAGGTGTTTTCCTGAAGAAGACTGGTAAATTCGTACAACCCAAGGAGGGTTTCAATGTTATTGCAACTGCAAATACTAAAGGTAAAGGCAGCGATGACGGTAGGTTTATTGGAACTAACGTTCTCAATGAGGCATTTCTAGAACGTTTCTGTATTACTCTTGAACAAGAGTATCCAACAGTTAAGACTGAACAAAAAATTCTAGATGGTATTGCTTTAGACCTTAGTATTGAAGACCGACAGTTTTGTAAGCATCTCTGTGACTGGGCTGACATCATTCGTAAGACGTTCTACGATGGTGGTATTGAAGATGTTATCTCTACCCGTCGTCTAGTACACATCGTTCGTGCATACAGTATCTTCAACGATAAGTCAAAAGCAATTCAAGTCTGTATCAACAGGTTTGATGAAGAAACCAAGTCTTCTTTCTTAGAGCTCTATGATAAAGTCGATGTAGATTTTGAGATTAAAGTTGACAACGAGGAGAATGATTGATAGAATGACTGCATGGAGTTTATTATATGACCACATGAATTCTCTACCTGAGGAGGGGTACGAATGGACCCCTCTACGTTCCTCCGATGATAAAATTGAATTGACTGAACCTGAACCAAATTTTAATGTTAGTAGTAGACCATGGAAGTATAACGAAGAAGAGATCGTAAGAGAACTTCTTGAGTATATTCGAGGGACCTATGGTCAACATTATGCTGCCAATGATGAAAACATTCAAACACTAGATTTCATTGAGGCATCTCATGGTGATGGGGAAGCATTTTCCCGAGATAACATTCTTAAGTACACTTCCCGTTATGATAAGAAGGGAACCCCGAAACGTGACATTATGAAGATTATGCATTATGCTGTTCTTCTAATGTTCTTTCACAGTAAAAACTCTCAAACTACAAGTAACTACGAAACATTTTAATTATGAAACTGTCTGAATCCACTGTTGGTCTTCTCAAGAACTTCTCTTCTATCAACCAATCTATCTTGTTCAAGCAAGGTAGTAAGTTGCGTTCAATCTCGGTAATGAAGAACATTCTAGTCGAGGCTAATGTTGCTGAAGAATTCCCTAAAGACTTTGGTATCTATGACCTGAACCAATTCTTGAATGGTCTGTCTCTTCACTCATCTCCTGACCTTGACTTTGAAAGGGATCAGTATGTTGTCATCAAAGAAGGTAAGTCACGTTCAAAGTATTTCTTTGCAGACCCTTCTGTAATCGTTGCACCTCCTGAGAAAGAGATTACTCTTCCTTCTGAGGATGTATGTTTTGAACTGACCAGTCAACAACTTGAGAAACTCAAGAAGGCTGCATCAGTTTATCAACTCCCTGATGTATCTGCCATTGGTGAGAATGGTGTTATCAAACTTGTATCTCGTGACAAGAAGAATGATACATCGAATGACTTCTCTATCATTGTTGGTGAGACCGATAATGATTTCGTATTCAACTTTAAAGAAGAGAACCTGAAGATTATTCCTGGTAACTACAATGTAGTTGTATCTTCTAAACTGTTGTCTCGTTTCAGCAATCAGAACTACGATGTTCAGTATTTCATTGCCATGGAGCCGGACAGCACATTTGGTTGATAAACTCTGTCATTTACTACATAATATATGTAATAAAGTAAATGACATGTATCTGTATAAGATAACTAACAGATTGACCGGTGAATTCTACATCGGTCAGACAATAAACTCCCCTGATTATCGATTTCGAAAACATCGTGAATTGTCTGTCAGGGGAGGTGGTTATCATTTACATAACGCAATGCGTCGTTATGGGGTTGATAGTTTTGATCTGGATGTAATCTTGGAGTGTCAAACACAGGAAGAACTAAACGAACAGGAGATTGAGTTTATTGAAAAACTTAAACCTGTCTATAATATCTGTCCTGGAGGAACCATAAGATTGTCCAATAAATCTGTTGAAAAGATGAGACAAAAAATGATTGGTAAAAAACAATCTGACGAGACAATCCAAAAACGATTTGCTACAATCAGACAAAAAGAAACCGACCCCGATTTTGTATCTAAACGAAACAAATCCATTAGTCAATCTAAAAAACAAACCTACACTATTGAAGGTGTAGAATATACTGGTATCGAGGAAGTCGCAAAACATTATGGTATAGGATATGACACAGCGGCAGCCAGAATATGCAGAGGATACAAGTCCTGGAAAATTGACAAATGACCCGTTACGCGGTATAATATGGAGGTGACTTAAGTCATTCTCCTACCTACTCCTATCATTATGAACATTTTTATGACAGACTGGAAAGAACTATATGGCAATCTTCCTGACTCCGAGTTAGATAAGATTGCAGTTCTTCGTGTCATGGAATGTTCTAATGGAGTAATTCAATACGCATTCCGTGACGGTTTAGAACATGCATTACCAATCGAACAGACCAGGGAGGTTATGAAGTTTAGTATGTCATGTATTAAGAACATGACCATACCTCTTAAGGAAGAGACTATTACCTTTTTACCAGAAACTCAAGAACTGATGCGTCAAGCAAGAGAGTTCTATATCAATGGTGTGAAGAAAGGTAGTGATAAAGACTATGCTGAGTTTATGAGAATTTCTGAAGCCACTGCACAAGTATGTGGAATGGAAAGGATTGTAATAGCATTGAAACTCTTGGAAAAAGAAGTTGACGTTTTTCCTGAAGGCACACTAAACTGGGGTGTGCAATACTTGATGCAATTTTTTAGTAATGAATATCTTCATAACTTTTTTGAAGCCATGGCAACGCACCAGGGTTCTACCTGAGGCAATTCTTCAGTAATGAATATTTTTACTAAATAAATAAAAGATATTCATTATATGGAAACTTTCTTCTGTAACAAGTGTGGCACAGATGTTACTGTTGAAAACTGGTATTATTCAGTAAGAGGCAGAGATAGTATGTGTAAAACTTGTAGAAAAGCATATCGTAAAGATGCCAAAAGAGAATACACAAAAAAATATGTGCAGGAACATAAGGAGGAACAGAAAGAAAGAATGGTAGTCTGGAGAAAAGAAAACCCAGAATACCAAAAACAATGGACTAAAAATTGTCCCGAAAGTCAGTTATTGCGTTCGGTACGAAGTAGGGCAAAACAAAAGGGTCTAGAATGTACTATCACACAAAAGGACATTATTATACCACATTTGTGTCCAGTCTTCAAGGAACCTTTACAAAAAAATACACCTTATGCTCCTTCGATTGACAGAATAGATAATAGTAAGGGTTATACACCAGATAATATTACTGTTATGTCAAGACGTGCAAACCGGTTGAAAGGAGAAGGAACATTGACAGAACACCAAATGTTAGTAGAATGGATGAGAAACCAGGAGTTGTGACTTGAACATTTTTGTAACCAGCTCGGATCCATGGCAGAGCGCCAGGGTTCTACCTGACAAACACATAGTAAAGATGCCTCTAGAGACCTGTCAACTCCTCTCTATCGTCTGTTCAGACAAGTGGGGTCATGGGTTCGGTACCTTACCCAAGGCCGATGGAACCCCATACAGCACAGAGAAAGGTGCCTTCCGTAACCACCCCTGTACCATCTGGGCCAATGAGTTCGTAATGAACTGGCAGTGGTTACTACACCACGGTCTTGCCCTTTGTGATGAGTACACACAAAGGTATGGTAAAGTGCACACATGTTTCAATACCTTAAATGCTGCAAAGGAAATCCTACCAACAGGAGATCCTACTGGTAGGTCTGGTAAAGAAACAACTCCTTTCGTTCGTGCAATGCCTGA